TTTAGCAATAGTAATAATAGACCGCAAGCACTAAGTTTTGACTAGCGAGAGTGTCATTACTCTCCGTAGATGATAACCCCCTATAAGTCTCTCGCTAGTCACTCCACGCAAGCAAGCACGCACAAGCCACTCTCAACCCCTCTATTAAATTAAAACCAAAAAGACTAGGTAATGCATTGCTTTACCCTTATAATGAATCTACAGAGCTTAAGGCGTATCTATAGACCACGATCCCCCTTTCACTCCTCTCCAGGTATGTCTTAGCTCTCCTTAATAATCTCATTCGCTAGGCCCACCAAAAGATAATGTTTCTTCCCACTCGCTTGACTCTTTCTTAACCTTCCCTCTTTACCCTCTAATACCAACCATAATATTTCTTTCTCAATCAACTCTTTCATGCCTCTCCCAGCTGTTCTCCTGCTAACGCCAATCATCTTACAATAATAACTTACTGCATCATGCGAACTAAAAGTCTCAAACCGATACCGCTCACATACCGCCCAGAGAATTAACTTCGCACTAATAGATAAATCCTCACGCCCACACGCACGTCTGAATATTTGCCATACACACCCACGCATCTTCGTATAATTCTTTTGCTCTTGCACGCAGGCTAACGGCACTAATCCGCTTGCGTGCAAGCGTGGGATTTCGCTAGGTATTACCCACCAATATTCTTTGTTCTTTTTATCAAACTTTCTAATCATGCGAGTATGCTTTCGTGCGTGGAGGGGGAAAACGCCCCCAGCGTTTTTCCACTCCTATATATATAGTATATATGGATATATGCGACAAGTTGACGCAAGCAGGTACCATTTTTGTCGCAATCAGCTACCACTTTTGTCGCATGTTTGATCATTTGGTAATTCCATATTCTTTAAAATATGAGTGATAACTTCGATCGTCCAGCCGTTTCCGAGCATCTTATATCGCTGAGTATTTGATACATGGTTAGTATAATTATCTGGTACTGTTTGTAATCGTTCACACTCAACAGGGGTAAGTTTTCGCCAGTAAACATTGTCTTTGGTTAATACATTATCTTTTTGAACTGTAGTAACTGTATTAGTCTTTTCATCTTTTCGCAGCTCTAACATCTGTTTGGTTTTACCAGCAACAGAGCCGAACTGATCTTGTCTTACTCCGTCTTTGTAATATCGACCACGCCATGCACCAGCAACTACTTTTGGCTCTTGAACTAAAGTCATACCATTATTACCAGCACCTTTATACATAGTTGCAGTCATACATAAAGACTTTTCATTATCATTTCTATAATGTCTTTGGTTTCTTTCTGTATCTTTAACAGGCTTTTCATCTGTTTGTGTTTCTAATATATCTCTTAAAACTATACCTCTCTGTTCAGGTTGTTCTATTCCAGGTATATTAGTCCAATAATATCTAACTCTATTCTGTGCTGATACTAAAGCTGAATTTATCATAATAGGCTCAACATCCATGTATTCAGATATAACATCTAAATATTCTTTTTTCATTCTTACATTTTCTAATAAAAAATATTTTGGTTGTAACTCTTTTACACATCTAACAAACTCAAAGAACAATGCAGATCTTGGATCATCAAACGCAAGTTGTTTACCAGCAAAACTAAATCCTTGACACGGACTACCGCCCATAATCAAATCAATCTTTGGTAGTGTTGATGTATCTAATTCAGTTACATCACCAACTTGTATAATATCTGGGTAATTAGCTTGGCTTACTTGGATAGCATACTTATCTATTTCACTTGCATAATAATTATCTACTGGTATGCCAAGACGCTCTAAAGCAATCCTGCCACAACTCATTCCGTCAAATAAACTTAATACGTTCATAGTTTTCTCCTAAAAATAAATTTCATAATCGGTTTTTGGCATAGAGTTTATTGGCTCTAATATGCCGTCTTTTCTTATTAAAGTTTGCACTCCATAATCTACATTACCAGAGTTGGATTTGACTAAGGCCGCCTTGACCACGCTTAACCTATCGTATGGTATGTTTGCTTGTTCACATAATTCCTCTGCGTCTGATTCGCTTGGAATCCACATACTGATTGCAAACCTAACTGAATCTGTTATTGATGATGCACCCCTTATGTCTGCTTTATGTGAATAAGGATCATCAGAATCATTGGTAATGGATTGTTTATTAATATGATGCGTTGTTAAAGTAGTACAACCAATATTGGCACTAATCATCGCACAATAACTTCCCCAGAGCTGTCCTGCTTCATTGCTTTGCGACACACTAGCAGTTGTAAATGCTTGTAATGGGTCGAACGCAACTAATTTTAAGTTATCTATACCTTTTAATTCTTCTACAATCTCTCTTGCTTGTTCAGTAATACCCTCTTCTCGCAATAAAATTAATGGCTCTTTTTGGTCTGGTATTGGATAAACATATACATCGTTGTTATTTTTAAACCTTTCTCCGAATGGATCTAATAAATCAATCCTATGGTGTACTTCAACTAAATCATCTTCAGCACAAAAGATTACACTAGAGCCGTTTTCTTTTACATCTTTACCCCACCAACTAGAGCCTTTAGCGATAGCAAGTGCTAACTGTAATAATGATAAAGATTTACCTACACCACCACTACTAGCTAATATTCCTGGTTTAGCTAATGGTATAAACGAATCTACTAAAAACTTTTGAGGTTCTGGTTTTTCAATTAAATTACGAATCGCATATTTTTTAATATTAAATTTAGATTCAGTAAGCTCTTGTTTAACTTTATCTAAACCATGTTTTAAATATAAGTCGTTATAATCCCCATGTTCACTCGGCAAACGCACGCACGCATTCGTCACACTCTGCACACACTCTTGGGCTTTCTTCTCTCCGACTCCGCTCTCATCATTGTCTAACGCAACAACGATTCTAGCACCTGAAAGCCTGCGTATTTGAAGGGCTACTGCCATGACGAAATTGGCAGAAAATACGCAAGCTACAGGAATCTGGGTTGCTTCATAAATAGTTGCAGAGGTTGAGTAACCTTCTGCTAATATAATTTTATCTAGTTTTGGAATATCTTTTATCTCAGCACCGATGAGAAATATGTTGCCTTTTATTTCTGAATCAGAAGCGAATCTTTTTTCGCCATTTTTATTAATATATTGTAGAGAACGAATGTCTCCTGTTGTAGAATACACACCGCAAACCAACATATCTTGGTGTTGTTTTAAACCATAATTTTTAACCTTTTTATTTGTGAGATATTCATGTTCAATAACATTCGGATAAGATTCGAACCAGCGTTCAACTTTTTTAGCCACTTCATTATGCCTTTGTTTTTTAGTTTCTTCGGCCCTTTTCTTAGCCTCTTGCAGTTGACGTTGTAAATCATCTCTTTGTTGGGGTGTCATAGCTTGATGATTCACGCTTGACCATTTACCCTCAAAGCCTGTTTTCCAATTACCAAAGGTTGCAAAGTAATTGCCGTTGACTTCATTGACTACATAATAACCAGACTTTTGGTTAGTATCAGCTTTAACACCAGCTAATTCATTAACTGGTACTCTTACTATTTCTCCTGTTATTTGTAAATGATCTATACGCAAGCCTTGTGCTTGCATTTCATTTATTAAGTCGCTTGTATCTTTTGGTTTGTTTTGTTCTAAATTATTTCCTTCTGGAAAGTATTTCGTCAGATCCATGTTTTGCCCTTTCATCGTCTTGTTGGGCTACAGCGTTAGCCCAGTTTAAATATTCCCTTACAATAGAAGTAAAGACTCTTTTTCTATTGTCTCTATCCCATTTATGTAAAGGTTGATTACGTTCCTCTCTTGCTAATTCTACATAGACGTTCTTTGTTTGTGCAATAGAGTATTCAACACCTTCGTCATTAAGCTGTGCTTTATTTGGTAATCGTTTACCCTCTTCAATCTTTTTTAAATGATTCATACTGCACGCTCCCAACCAGTAGTCTCCGTCTTTATAAAGTAGCGGCCCAGCTGGTGCTTTACAATATGCACACAGCGTAGGCCTGTTTTTACCATTGTAATTAAAATGGTGTGTCATCATCTAAATCAGTAGAACCCATAGCTTCTAGGTCTGCTTCAGACGGACTTACTTTAATGTTGTCATCAACAACTTCTGCTTTTTTATCGGTAGCTTGCCAAGTTCTACCCCAATCTTCATTAATCTTTAGATAACCGTTTTCATCTTTGACTAATTCAGCTGAGACACTTTTACCAATAAAAGCAGTTGATGTATCTTTTGGTGGTTCTTTAATACCCATAGCTTCTGCCATAAGCATCATTGATTTAACACCACTCTTTACATAATTTTCGTTATCGTGACCTACAGTAAAGGTATGATTTAGTCTTATGCTTGTGCCATCTATTTCAAAATACATTTTACAACCACGCCAACCATTTCTACCCTCTACTAAATCTGCATCTTCGCCTTGCCAATGTAGAACGTGTCTACCTGGCTCAACAACCGATTTACCCTCATTAGAGGTATCTACATTAAAATTACTTAAATCCATTTTTTACTCCTTTTAGATTAACCAGGATCGTAAGACGAATAAGTATTAAGATACTCATTCAAGTCCTCACAATCCTTTTTTAAATCAGAAAGCCTATCGTAGGTTTCAACTGGATAAGACTCGTTTTCAAAATCAACCTTAGTTAATAATACTCCAAGTCTTGCAGTTATCCTGTCAAGGTCTCTCTGTACCACATCAATGTCAGATAACATACTCACTTCAACATTTCCTCACGAATTGCGTTCCAATCCATTGGTAATTCGTCTGGTAAGTTATATCTGTTCTTTGCAAGAAAAGCTGGGTCGTTATTGGTATAGATGATTCTATCCCCAGACACAGTTTTAGTAGTCATACCACTTTTGCCTTGCACCTTAATAGTTCCTAACTTCTTAGCCGCAAAGAAACAAGCATCAGAATGTTCTAATAACAATGCCGCAGCTTTTTTATGAAGTTTAAGAGAATATCTATCGTAAGCTTCGATTCGTGGATCTTCCACTTTTCTAACCTCACTATGACATATCTGGAATATCATCATTCCTTTATCTCTTAGTCTATTAAGCTTTTCTATGTATTCACCCCAATATCGAAGTGTCTCTGCATAACCTTTACCATAGCTAGGTTGATCGATTGATTTCCAGCTATTATCTTCACAAACTTTATCCCAGAGCAATCGTTCAAACCAGTCTAATGAATCAACACAAACAGTTTTGTATTCATGTTTCTCATTATAAAGTTCATCTAGATTACTCATTACATCAGAATATGCTTTACACGGTATATGATCCATTTGAATCTTACCTAAACCGTCCTCAACGTCTAACATAATTGGGTTTCTAGTTTGTGATGCTAAATAAGTCTTACCAACAGCAGCTTCACCATGAACAATAATTCTTGGTGGTTTCTGTTTAGACTTCTTTCGTATATCAGCTAAACTCATTTAGACACCTCAATCTTTTTTTCTTCTGCTGGCTCTAATATGTTTCGCATACGAGCCTCGTAAGATGAAAGTAAAGTATTCAAGTCATCTATATCATTATTAGCTTTGATAATAAACTCATCTCTGATTTGTCTTTTATCTTGCCAACGTATATAGAGTTGCTTTGCTTCATCTGGCATATCATTAACTTTATGCTCCTTGCCATCGTCAGCAAACTTAACTGTTGGTTCATCAACAGCTTTCTTTTTTTCACTCATTAGTTTCTCCTTTATTATATTGTTTATATAAATCGCAGATGCTTCTTGCGTTACAAAAGCGACAATGATCCCCATAAACAAATACAGGGTTTTCCTCCAAGCATGCATCCACGCACGGCTGTAAGAAATCGTATGCCCAATCCACCAGAAATTCAGCGGTGGTGGTCCAAGTCTTTATAGGTCCACCTCCCCACGTTGCGCGAGGTTGGACTATTGTAATCTCTACTTCAGTATCTTCATTACCATAACGAGACAATGCACCTATTGCATATATCATGGCTTGTTTGTTGTGTTCTGGACTGACAGGATATTTACCTGTCTTTAAATCTATCACGCACATTTTATGTGGAGTGATTATTAATGCATCTGCATAACCATATAAATCTTCTGATATTTCTTGCAGTCTGACTTTTTGTTCTACTAATAGTTTGCCGTTTAATCTTTTTGCTCGTTCTTGAACATAATCCACATAAATCTTTGCACAATCAATCATGTCTTGGTCGACTTCTATTTCAAAATCTTCTACATATTCTTTTTTACCAAGCCAATAATCTTCAAGTGTCACATCAACCAAGAATCCCTTTAAGAGCTGTTCTGTCATGTTGTGAATCAAAGTACCAACAGCGGCTGGTAAACCGACTTGATAATCAACCTTGGCTGCCAATGTTGGCATACCAGGGCAATTAGTCCATTTTTCAGCTGCTGATGGGCTAAGTTTGGCGTGCTTCATGTGATACCCTTGCTTCTTCCTCTGCTCTTATGATTTCGTCAATATCATATAAAATTTTACCGTTGAGGTTTAGATAGTCTGGTCCAATCTTTTTGGCGCGCCATCCTTCTATCGTTCTTGGAGATCTACTCCACCTGCGAGCGAGTTGTTTAGTATCAAGAAAAGTTTTTTCTTTTTCCATTTAATCTCCCTTTTTGTTTTGATTTGTTATAATATATATGTAAATGTACTTGAATACAACAGTTAATTTAAAAAAGGAGTAAAAATATGTCAATAGACGATATTAAAAAAGAAGAATGGGATCGAGTTCGTAAAGACGGACAGGATAAAGTAACTGATATAAAACCAGATATGGTAAACAGGCCAAAGCATTACCAAGGAATAGTGGAGTGCATAGAACTAATAAAAGATAGAGTTGGTTCTAAAGGATATGCAGCTTACTTGGAAGGTAATATCTGGAAGTATTTATATAGACATAAGGATAAAGAAGAAAATATCCAAGATTTGAAAAAGTGCCAATGGTATTTAAACGAGTTAGTTAAATATTATGAGGAGTTGTAGGGATTTACCAAGGAGGTAAACATGAACTTATATGAGTTTGATGATCGAATCTTAAAAGAAAGAAACGGAAGAAAACCTATATATGTAAATAAACACCTTGCAGAAAAGTTTAAAAACTTTTGTAAGAGTGAGCAGAAAGAACCACATGAAGTGGCTGAATATCTAATATCATTAGGTATGAACTCTGTTAAATACTATAAAGAACCTAAGGTGTCTGTTGACATCGAAGCTCTTTAAATAGGTTTTTGACATTAGTAAGCGAGTCCATCGCTTGCATCTCTTCGTCTTTAATAGTTTTCTGTTTACTTCCGTCTGGAAAAGTAAAAATAACTTTTTGTGGGTCTAATGCAACCAAGGCATAAACATCTATTGCATTTTTTTCATAATGTCTTTTCTTGGTAAACGAACCACGCCTAAAGTCATATTCCCATGACACTCTATGGTTTCTTATTTTAGATTGTGTTTTAACCTGGCACTTATATAGCGTGTGGTCAACGTCAAAGATGATGTCTGCTTCTGCGCTATGTGGAACTAGCATTACAGTATCAGCGTATAAAGAAAGTAGCGAGGCTACTAAGTATTCTCCAGATCGGCCAACTCTTTCTGATTGGCGTGGCATAAGGTTATTGTGGTATAGGACTTATAGGTACTTGTGTCTGAGAAAGAGATTGTAGATAATCTTGTCTTTGTATATCTTCTATCTCTTGCTGTACTTCTGGCATATAGTCTAAATTATTTGTAAAGGCTAAAATATTAATTACAGATTTTAACCCTTCACCTTTACTTATATCTATTTTTGCAAGTTTTTCTAATTCTTCTACAGAGTTTTTATTAACAAATATTTCTGCTAATTGTCTTGATGTTTTTTCTTGCACTCTTTTACTGAATCTATTGGCAAATTTTACAGTCCACATAAATGCACCTATTTGCGCGGCTTCTCTAGTTAAAACTATCGCATCTGGTGGTTTCTTTGGATTGTCTACATTAGCAAGAGTTGCGGTTCTTTTTAATATTTCATTAAACTTATTAAAACCACGCAAAACTTCATTTTTATTTAAACCTCTAGCTTCAGCAACACCAGCTAAAACTGCGTTAAAGTTTTTATCTAAATTTTTTGTACCAGCCAATCCTTTATATAAATCAAAACCTGCTCCAAATGATGGTCTGCCTACTTCAGTTGTTTTGTATATTGTTTGATCTATAATTTGGTCAAAATAAGCTCTAGCTAAATTAGGAAAAGCTTGTTTGTCTACTTTGTTTATTCTTGTATATGTTTCTCTAATATCTTTTGGTTTTACATTAGCAATACCAAAAATTTGATTTTTTACTTTGCTAGGTGTTATACCTTTACC